AGCCCGAGGCAAGTATCAATTGCCTCTCCAAGAATTCAACATCAACATGGCTGGTCTTGCATTGGTCAAATCTCAACCCATGACAATTACTGAACCAACTATGGCGCCTGTCACAAAAGCAATTGCAAAAATGTCATCCGTTGCACGTATGCAAGAGGGTGCAATTATTCCTAAAGTGAATTCGCTATACGTTCCTTTCGGATTCTTTGACAACATGAAACGTATTGTTGCATCAAAGAAATTTTATCCAGTATTTGTTTCTGGTCTCTCTGGTAACGGCAAGACTTTCATGGTTGAACAAGCCTGTGCCCAATTGAAGACAGAATGCCTTCGTGTAAACATTTCACCAGAGACTGATGAAGATGATTTGATTGGTGGTTTCCGCTTGATTGACGGAGAAACAAAATGGTTTGATGGTCCAGTTGTTCAAGCAATGAAGTCTGGTGCTGTTTTGATTCTTGATGAAATTGACCGTGGTTCAAATAAACTAATGTGTCTGCAAGGTGTGCTTGAAGGCAAAGGCTTGTTTGTTAAGAAGACTGGTGAGTTTGTTGAGCCTGTGCAAGGCTTCAACGTTATTGCTACTGCAAACACTAAAGGTAAAGGTGATGAAACTGGTCGCTACATGGCAGCCACAATTCTTGATGATGCATTCCTTGAGCGTTTCCCAATTACTGTAGAACAGGAATATCCTGACACTAAAATCGAAACCAAGATTTTGACTAAGTTGTTTGCAAGCCTTGGTATCACCGACAAAGCATTCGCAGAAAATCTTGTGAAGTGGGCTGATATCATCCGTAAGACTTTCGAAGAAGGTGCAATTGATGAATTGATCTCCACTCGCCGTTTGTCTCACATTGCCGAAGCATACACCATCTTCAACGATAAGATGGAAGCAATCAAGTACTGTATCAATCGTTTCGATGGTGAAACAAAGACTGCATTCCTTGACTTGTACAGCAAGATTGATGCGGGTATTGATCCTACTGCGGAAGTGACTCCTGCGCCAGCAGTTGATGATGTACCATTCTAAATCTCCTTGGCATAATTAAATTATGCCTTTAGAGGCCACTTGACGTGGCCTCTTTTTTTATATATAATAGTATAGATTAATTTAACAGTATGGAGAGACTATGCAATTTGAACTTGATATTCAGAAACTGAGAACAAAAAAACTTTTTGTCGCAACACCAATGTATGGCGGGCAATGCCACGGCGCATACACTAAAGCAATTACAGACCTTATGATTCTCTGTACCAAATATGGTATTGAGGCTAAACTGTTTTTCATTTTCAACGAATCACTAGTGCAACGTGCTAGAAATTATTTGACAGATGAGTTTGTTCGTAGTGGTTATGACCATATGATTTTTATCGATAGCGATATTCACTTTGAGCCACAAGACGTTTTAGTGATGATGCACTTTGCGGCAACCCGTGATGACATGGATGTTGTTTGTGGACCATATCCAAAGAAAGCAATTTCTTGGGAGAAGATTAAAGTTGCAGTTGACAAGGGTTATGCAGATAAGAATCCAAATCAATTAGAAGAATTTGTTGGTGACTTTGTTTTTAATCCAGCAGATGGTGTAACACAATTCAGAGTTGATGAACCAATTGAAGTGAAAGAAAGTGGCACAGGTTTCATGTTGATTACCCGTGAAGCACTTCAAAAATACGACAAAGCATTCCCAACACAAAGCTACAAACCAGACCATGTGCGTACCGCAAACTTTGATGGTAGCAGAGAAATCATGGCTTACTTTGATTGCGTTATTTGTCCAACTACAAAACGTTATCTCTCAGAAGATTATATGTTTTGTCAATGGATGCGTAAAGCTGGTGGCAAAGTATGGCTACTTCCATGGATGCGCTTGAAACACGCTGGTAGTTATATCTTTGGTGGTTCTTTGCAAGCACTTGCGGCTATCAATGTTTCACCAACCGCAGGCGATGATGTGGTAAGACGGACTGTATCTGCGAATTTGAAATGATAGATTATCGATATAATGAAGATAAGACTTTGGAGGAACTGAAGTCTTATATTGATGCAACATACGGGCAACATTATTCCCGTGATAAATTTCAAGCAACAGAATTCATCATTGATGGTGGACATGGTGAAGGATTCTGTATTGGAAACGTGCTGAAATATGCACAAAGGTATGGCAAGAAAGATGGAAGAAATCGTAAAGACTTGCTAAAAATTATACACTATGCTATAATCATGTTACACGTACATGACTTAAATGAAGGAAATGAAAATGAAACTAAGTGAATCAACAATCAACGTTCTTAAAAACTTTGCGGCCATTAATGCTGGTATGCAATTCAAAGAAGGCTCCGTAGTACGAACAATCTCTAAAGGACAAAACGTACTTGGCAAAGCTACCATAACAGAAACATTTGAAAAAGATTTTGTCATCTATGACTTGAATCGATTTCTTTCGCTTTGCAGTTCTTTAACTGATCCTGAAATTGTCATCAATACTGATGCAAATAATCTTACAGTTAAATCTGGCACATCAAAAACTATATACGGACTTGCAGATGAGTCTATGATTGTAGCACCGCCTGCAAAAGAGTTGAAGATCGAAAACTGTGAAGTGAATTTTAGACTGACAAAAGACGATATGAATCAAGTATTGAAAATGTCTGGCATCTTAGGTCTTCCAAACATTGCTGTTGTTGGTGATGGTGAAAGCGTTTCTCTCTCTGCACTAGATGTTAAGAATAGTGATTCTGATAACTTCTCAATCAAAGTCGGTGAAACTTCATCTAATTTCAAAATGATTTTCAATACAGAAAATCTCAAGATGGTGCCTGGCAATTATGATGTTGCAATTTCATCTAAAGGTATCTCACACTTCAAACATGTGACAGACCAAATTGAATATTGGATTGCTACTGAAGCTGGCTCTAAGTACGAAGGTTAATATTATGAGTAACGTGATTGTTCCGTCTTCTCCAGAAGATCGTAAAAAGATTCTGGATGCACTTGTTGAAATTTCAAACTCACTCACTCGCATTGAAGCCGAGCGTGATTTGATTAAAGACATTCTTGTTTCAGTTGAAGATAAATTTGAGTTGCCTAAAAAGTACACTCGCAAACTTGCAAAGATTTATCACAAACAAAACTTCACCGAGGTTCAACAAGAACAAGATGACGTTGAGTCCCTTTATGAAAGTGTAGCTAAATGATAAAAAGGTACTAACAATGAAAACTGATTCAATTGTTGTATTGGGTGGTGGCTCTGCTGGATGGATGACTGCCGCTACATTGATTAAAGCATTTCCGAATAAAAATATAACTGTTATAGAATCTGAAAATATTCCAATTATTGGTGTCGGTGAATCCACCTTAGGTTCAATTAGAAGATGGACTGATTTCATAGGATTAGATGAAAAAAGTTTTTTTCCACACACTAATGCATCAATAAAAATGAGCATTAAATTCACAGATTTTTATAAAAAAGATTCAGGATCATTTCATTATCCTTTTGGAAGTCCCATTACTATGGAAAACAGAAATCCTTTTCAAGATTGGCATTTGAAAAAATATTTTTATCCCGAAACTAAGGTTACTGATTTTACTGAATGTTTATTTCCATCATCGGCGCTCTATAGCAATAATAAATTTTCTCTTAATTTAGATGGAAAATTAGACAATTTTAACCCTAGTATAAATGTTGCATATCACTTTGATGCCGTCCAATTTTCAAATTGGTTGCGAGAAAATTATTGTTTACCTAATGGTGTTAATCATATTGTAGGAACAGTTAAAGATGTTATTACAAACGAAATGGGAATTGAAAAGTTAATTTTAGAAGATGGAAAAGAAATAACATCAGATTTATTTGTAGACTGTACTGGATTTAAAAGTATGCTTTTGGGCGAAGCACTTAAAGAAGAGTTCGACTCTTATTCTGATATGCTACCCAATAATAAAGCGTGGGCAACAAGAGTTTCATATAAAAATCGTTCTAAAGAACTTGAAGGATATACAAATTGTACAGCAAGAAAAAATGGGTGGTGTTGGAATATTCCTCTTTGGTCTAGGTTAGGAACAGGGTATGTTTATTCCGATAAATTCGTAACTAAAGAAACTGCGCTAGAAGAATTCAAAGAATATCTAATGTCAGATAAAATGACTATTCCTAGAACAAGAGAAGATGTAGATTCTTTTGAGTATAAAGAAATTGACATGAGAGTTGGAATTCATAAAAGAACATTTGTAAAAAATGTTGTTGCCATTGGACTTTCTGCTGGGTTTATTGAACCTCTGGAAAGTAATGGACTGTTCAGCGTCCATGAATTTTTATTTAAACTTTTAGACATTTTACAGCGAGATACAATTAATCAATTTGATAGAGACATGTATAAT